TTTAGATTTGATTTATTTAAAACCAATGAGTTTGAAATAATGTATTTTAATAGACGAGTAAAATATATGACAAACTACGATTTAGAAGGAACTGATACTAACCCACCTTATGCAAGTGCTTACGTTTGCAGTAAAATGTTACCTAAACAAATAACATTTGAAGAAATACCACTTGTAAAAAGCGAGGGAAAAAAATAAATACGGTATGATACCACAAAACTATAATCGAAGCACGAATGTAGCAATGGAGCATAACTTATCGCTAAACGTAACAAAAAATAAAATTTAATAACATGAAAGACAAACAATCGAATATTATGGAAGCTAAAATAGAAGCACAAACGCCCAAAACACTAATTAGCCCTTTATTGGGTATACCTGTTGTTATAGGGCGTAAACCCCCCAAAACAGAGGTTAACTGGTTAAATGAAGCTGAATGGATGAAATACAAGGAGCGCAGGCGTTTTGACAGCTGGAAACAGAAGGCGCACTTCTACTTTGATAAGATATGGAGAGAGGCTAAAATATTAACAAGGGAAGATGCTTACAAATGGCTTGCTAAACAATTAGAAGTAACAGAAGAAAATGCGCATTTTAGCCGACTTAATACCGTACAGTGTGCGGAGGCGATATGGTTTTGTCAACAATTACTTAATGATAATCGGCGTATGGACTTGGATTTCGGATGTGAGCCGATTACTCCATTTTATGCCATATAACTTATCGCTAAACGTAACAAAAAATGCAATTTAATAACATGAAAGACAAACAAGAACAAGGATGGAGATGGGGCGTATTATCCCTTTTCCTTATTATTTTACTATTAATCGCTACTTGCTCAACTATGGGGCAGGTGGGGTTTAACGGAAACGGTTTTTTTGAAAATCAATCTGATAGCACGGACGAGTGGTTGCATGAATTAGAACCGTTTACACTTCGAGTTCCTGGAGGTGCAATTGCAAAATACGCTAACCCTTCGCCTTATCGTGGTGGGTGGGGCATGGACACGGCTATTATTGATACCATTACCAATAAATACAAATCTCATGAGGAAGACCCAAACCCTGACATTTTAGCGAAGTGGTATAGGAAATGTGGAGGTCAGCCAGATTACAGCTACTTAGACAAGTTAATAGAGTTTAGCGAAACGCATAGTATAAATGTTATATGGGTTGCTAATATTTACATTAATCCTGAATTAGCTATTTTGCCTATTGAATATCTTTTACTTAACGGAGTGAATATAGTAGTTGTAGAGATGGGGAATGAAAGTTATAGTCAGGTAGACCATGATTTTGATTACTATGAAGAAAGCATGACAGGGATAAGGGAACTTGTATTAGCGTTAGGCATACCTGTAAGCCATCCTGCTGCACCTTCGGGAACGAGGTATAGGAAAGACCATAACGAGTGGAATAATCGTTTAAAGGGCTTTATTTCACTTACGGGTGATTGGGTTACTTTTCATCCTTATTATGATAGGCGGGAGTTTTCGGGACTCACCGAGCCAGTTGATACTGTTTTAGCATTAGAGCAGATAGATGCCTTTGATTTTGCAGGTCAATTTGAGGACATGAAGGATGGGTTTAATTCGGGTGGTTTTATCGTTACTGAGGGGAACATTCAGCCAAGCGGGTTGGTAGGTGATACTCATGTAAATGCTGAGTTTATGAAAAGGTTTGTTAGTGAGGGTAAAAAGGAGTTTGATTATTTTTGCATTCATTCGGGGCGCAGTCCTGATAAGTACGGTTTAATTTACGGGGTAGGTATTCAGAAAAAAAATAGTACCTTTGAAGCATTCAAATCAACTAAATTAGACAGACCTGATAGAAAAAGATGGGTTTGTACTGTTTGGTTTTTAAGATGGATTTTTAACTGCAACTAAATAAACATTCATGAGCGAAAGAAAGCTATTTAGCCGTAAAGACGGTACATCATTTTTTGAAGACCTAAGAGACATTTTTGAAGATACGTCTGATGATATTAGGTATTTTTTTCAGAGGCTATTCGGTCAGTTGAGAAACTGGTATGAGATAGCTGGTGAGCCTGTACTAAACTTTTTAGAGGGTTTGGAATTAGTTATTGCAGATGGTTCTTTTACTGGTGATTTAATCGAGTCGGTAGTAGAGAAGTCTCCGAATAAAATAGACGATGCTGTGTTGGAGTGGTTGAGGTCGAACCTTAATAATGTTATTATGGAGTGGATGTGGTTGCCTGATGACATTAACGATTTTGAAGATGCTATAGACCACTTCTTAGATGAGATAATGATAAATCCAGGTTCTATTCAAGAGTCTTTATTAGACGATTTGGGAGCGCATTTATCGTCCAAATACTCAGAGGCGGTTGCGAAGGAAAGCGGTGCAGAACCATTGTCTTTAAACGATGCCAAAAACCTAATTAGATTTTCGAGAGATATTGTTTGATTTGTTCCATTCTTTTCATTGTTTCCCCTGCCGATAACGGTGGGGGTTTTTTTTGCCCAAAATCTTTAACATTAATTTAACATAAAAAGTTACCTACTTGTTAGGTGTATAGTTACTTTTACATCATCATTAAAAACAATTAAAATGAACTTTGACAACGAAATTTTTAAGCAGCATGATGACAACTTAGTTGATTGTCCAAGCTGCAACGGTTACGGAGACGATGAATGCCCGCTATGCAACGGGGAGTCATTAGTAACACCAGAGGAGTATTACGATTACAAAGCGAACCAACGAGCATTAAGAGACGAGTTCGTATGGGAAATGATGCGAGAGGAGGAGCAAGGATTATGAGCGAAAAGAGATATTTAGTTACTGCAGAGTTCTACACCTTCGCAGAGACGGACGAGATAGCCGTAATGATGGCACAGTCTATCGCTAAAGATATATCTAAGAACCATGATGGAAGCCATGCAGCAGTCGTTAGGATTGAGGAAAAGAACTTTGGACGTGCAGGATTTGGAAAGGGTAGAGTAATTCAAAACCATTTAACAAAAAACGAACTATGATAAGTTACAAATGCATTACAAGAAAGTTTGGCGAACTATGCCCATTTGGCACTATGTTCTATCACCTGGAGGACGTGAACGTCTTTGCTGACCCTGATGAGGGAGATTTAGACGGATTGGGGCAACAGGAGGTTGTAAGGGTTTTTCAGGGCATTTATGATGGCTGGAAGGTCTGCACATTGTCGGAGGATAGTTTAATTAATTCAGAATACTACAAACTTGTAAGATGATAGCGGTAGTAATTATTTTAGGATTAATGGTAGCTGCATACTTTTCGGGCTACTTTTTTGGGTATCTTTATGTGAAACACAAAATAGAACAAGATGAACGAAGAACTACGGAAGCATCTCACGGCAAAAGAAATTGATTGGAGAATACAGTCAAAGAAAAACAACAAAACAACGGTAGTGCCTTATATTGATAATAGGGCTGTTATGGAACGATTTGACAAAGCCTTTGGGGTTGATGGATGGTGTAACTCATTTGAACGGTGGGGCAACGGAGGGGGCGTTAAATGCGGTATATCTGTTAAATGTGATAGTGAATGGATTACTAAATTTGACGGTGCAGACGAAACTAATATAGAACCAACAAAGGGTGGGTTTTCAGACTCGATGAAACGGGCATCTGTTCAATGGGGATTAGGTAGAGAACTGTACGACTATCCCCGAATATTTATTGATGGTGAACATCAATATATTCCTGATTGGGCTGCTGAAATGCTTGACAAATTAGTTGAGGCATTTATTAAGGGTCAGTTAGAAGGTCGTAATGTAGTAGTATTAAAGCAGAAAAAGTGATATACTACTTTGACGGTGATGATTTTGAGGAGGTAAAAGGGGTACAATCCTCTAACAGTCAACATTCCTTTATCGAAAGTTTACTAAGGAATTGTAGCTTAGATGAAGACACTAAATGCGAGATTGAAAGGTCGTACCTGGATTACACAGATGAGGAAGCGGCAGAGAAAATAACTTACCTACTTAATAACCAGTTGCACCCGATATTCGACAATGCAAGACCGTCACAAACAGATATTATCAGAACAATAAACGATCAAACGAAATGAAGAAAATAACAATTAAAGCAGGTCAGCCGTACAGTAAGCCGAGATTTGGACTATTCAAGATTGACCCACAAAGTGTAGAGATTGACTTCATGTTAACAGATGAGAGTACATATTACGCAGAGGAGGACGATTGGTATAAATTAGGCGGTATATCTTTTAGCCTAATACCTAATAAAAATGCTTATATGTTTGGCATTAGAAAGGTAGAGACAGGATGGCAGATGTTGCCCTATATAAATACCGATTACGAAAAAAACTTTAAATTTGATGCTCTGTATCTCGAAAAAAAAGTACCTTACAAAGCGGTCATTTTCAAGCATGAGAACTTAATAGTATTTGAGGTGTACGGAGTTTCTGAATTAAAGTATCAATGGTTTTACGATTGTGACAAATGGGGATGGATAGGGTTTTTACGACATTTTTACGCAGGTGGTGACTCGTTCCCGCTAAACACATTTAGCTTATTCTATAACATCAAAATAAATTAACTATGGCTTACGAGCAAAAAGATGGAGATTTAATCATCTTCAAAAACGAACAGGCAGAGGGAAACCAACCGCCTTACACGGGAAAGGGCATCTTTAACGGTGAAGTAATTAGGGTTGCCTTATGGGTAAAGGAAGGAGCAAAGGGGAAGTTCTTTGCAGGACGTATTCAGTCCGAAGCAGACAGACCCGAAACGCAAAGCCCAGAACCAGAAACAAAAGATGACCTTCCTTTTTGAAAATTGAAGTAGACATAAAAGTAGATAAGGGTAAGGTGGTTTCTGGTCGAACTAAGCTAATTAAAGCCCTACAAGCGTTCGGTAATTCGTCTTTAACGATTACCTTAGAACCTAAGAGAAGAAAGCGCACAAGCCCGCAAAATGCGTTATGGTGGGTTTATATGACTATCTTATCTAAGGAGACTGGCTACACAAAGGATGAGATGCACGAAATATGCAAGTATCAGTTCTTAAAGGCTGAAAAGGTTGACGAAAAGACAGGCGAAACCTTCCCTTATCTGCGTTCTACTACTGAATTAAGTAAACAGGAATTTTCAGAATTATTGGAGGAGTTATTTACTTGGTCTTCGGGTACTTTAGGTATTGTATTACCTGACCCTAATGAACAGGTCGAGATGTTTTAACGGACTTTGACGGATTTTAAAACTAAAAATTATGACTGAACAAAGATTAAAAGAGTTGCAAGAATCAATGACTGATGAAGCACTTATAAAAGAAGTTGAAAGGCAAATATCTAAACTTGCACGAACTGGTGGAAGAAGCCATACAATGTGTGTACCACCAATGCCTGAAGATACAGATATGATATTGAGTGAACTTGTTAGAAGGTACAAGCGAGCGTTGGCAAATAAACGCTAACAGTCGTATAAAAGACGTGCGATAGCATGGATTTTATGCTTTGTTAGGATTTGAATTAGTTTTTAACTTAAAAAATATTGAATATGTGGGATGTAGATTTAAGACCTTCAACAGCGATGGGGGAGAAAGAATTGTCTAAAAAGGTCTATAAATTAGACGATGAATTAAGGAACATTAAAGACAAGTACAACAGATTAAAAAGTAAGTATTACAGGTTGTCTCAAAAAAACACTCAGGAGGATGCGTATTTTAGAGCATTCAAAACAATACGAGATAGCAGGGAGTTGACCGAGTTGGAGATGGTTAAACAAATGAACCTTGTATTAAAAAAAAGGATTTCACTTTTAGAGCAGGTAGCCAAACAAAACTCAGACGAGATAATGAGCCATAACAAGGCGAGAATGTGCGAACTTGCTAAAATCTTTGGAGTTGATTATTATAAGTGTTTTGTAGATAGTAGGAAAAGGCAGCAGTATGTATTATGTAGGGCTGCGTATGTGCATCTAAGGATATTAGAAGGGGCTAATAAATCCGAGATTGGAAGGGAGTTAGGTAAAGACCATTCGTCTATCATTCATTTGATAAATAATGTGATACATAAGATACCGACATTTTACATTGATTTTATAAACGAAAACATGATTAGTTATGATTAAGACAGCAACAAACGACATTCTTAAGCACCTAAAAAGGTACGGTAAGATTAACCAATTAAAAGCCATTGAAAGGTACGGCACATGGAGATTAGCAGACGTAATTTATAGGCTAAGAAACGATGGATGGGATATAGATACAGTCGAAAAGGTTGTAAAAACCAGGTACGGCAAGAAGGTAAAAGTAGCTGAATATCGACTAAATAAATAGCAATGTATGGCAAAAAGGTTTATAGATACTGACCTGTTCAAGAAGCGGGGTATAAGGTCTTTGGATGCACCATACAAGCTGCTTTTTATCTACTTATTTACCGATTGTAACCATGCAGGAATTTGGGAGGTAGATATGGAGGTTGCTAATATTAGGACTGGCTATAATATCTCTGAGCAAGATGCAATTAAGCATTTAGGGGATAATATTAAGGTAATTAATGGTGGTGAAAAATGGTATCTCACAGGCTTTATTGAGTTCCAATATGGAGAGTTGAATGAGGGTAACAGAGCGCATAAATCAGTCTTAGACCAACTCAAAAAGTATAAGATTAAACAAGGGGCTTATAAGGGGCTTACAAGACCCTTACAAGGGTGTAAGGATAAGGATATGGATAAGGTTAAAGATTATTATACTAAAGAGATAGAATTAAGTAAAGAGAAAGAGAGGCATGGATTGTATGTTAAATTCATATCCTATCTGTACAAAGAAAATCCTACTAAAAAACCTTGTCTGTGGTTAAACCTTCCCTACCAACTTAGCTACGATAACTTTGAAAAGTTGTATACTTTGGCTGGAAGTCTTGAGGGTATTTACGAGAAGTTGGATTTAGCTATTAACAAGCCCGACTATCTGAAAGGCAAAAAGAACCTTTACTTAACTTTGCGAAACTGGATTAAATGAACGGAACGGATTTAGACTATACGGAGCGGTGCGTTATTGGGGCTTGCCTGATTGACAGAACAGTTATCCCGCAGGTGATAGAATTAATCCCGAATGAGGATATATTCTTGAACGAAGCGAATAGGGCGTGTTTCAAATCAATTAAGAAGCTATACGACTCAGGTAGAGACATTGATACGATTACGTTAACAGACCAGATCAAAAAAGACAGAAACGAGAAGTTAGCTACTCCGTACCATATCGTAACTTTAACCAGTCAAGTAGCAAGTACAGCGCACATTGAGACACATTGCATCATCCTAAAAGAAAATTACATTAGGCGAAGGATAGCAGAATTAGGGAGGGATAATGCTAAGAAGTCTTTGGATGACAGCGAGGACATACTAAACACCCTTTCGGATTTCATGGGTGAGTTGTCTAACTTATCCGTACTAACATCTCAAAAACAAGAGAAGCGCATAGATGCGATTGTGGCAACTTTTTTTCAAAAGCAAGGTGTACATACCAAAATAGATTTATCGTTCATTACAGACGAAGTAAAGGCTATTTCTGGGCAACTTATCATACTTGCAGCACGTCCATCTATGGGTAAAACAGCATTTGCCCTACAAATTGCTGAATTTTGCGCAAAAGATGATTATTCGGTAGGGATTTTGTCTTTAGAGATGACCGATGGTCAATTAACGATGCGATTAGTTAGTAAAAATACGGGCATTCCTTTTGATAGGTTGGAGTCAAGAGACATAAGGCAGGACGAAACGGAGAAGCATTATAATTCCTGTAATGATATATCTGAATTACCTATATGGATTGACGATGAAGCGGGTATAACTGACCTGCAAATCAAGGCTAAGGCAACAAGGATGAAGGCGAAGCACGATATAGACTTGTTGGTTGTAGATTATTTACAGTTAGCACATAGCAAACAACAGTCGAGGGAGCAGGAAATAAGTGCCATTTCGAGAACGTTAAAGGGATTAGCCAAGAGTTTGGATATTCCTGTTATTGCTTTATCGCAATTAAGTAGAAAGGTAGAGGAGAGAACGGATAAAAGACCTTTGTTAAGTGATTTGAGGGAGAGTGGTGCTATTGAGCAGGATGCAGACCAGGTATGGTTTATGTTCAGACCTGAATATTACGGACTAACGGAGTTTGACGGTGAACCATGCGAGGGGTTATGTGAGTTGATAGTAGCTAAAAATAGGAATGGGAAGTTAGGAAGGCATAAAATGCGGTTTAATGGTGCTAAATTTGAGTTTGAGAAGTGGAGTAATTTTACTAAATTAGATAACCCTTTTTAGGCGATACTATTATTTTGATGTGATAACGGTAAAGTATAAATGGCGTTGCCGACTTTGAAAAAGTAATTATCAATTTAAAACTAAGATAAATATGAAACTTGAACTTAAAATTACAGACGAAAACGGCAATGAACATTTATACAATGTTGTGCGTAGTTCTTCTGGTGAACCAAAGAATTTGAATGACTTTATTTTACAAGCTCTTTCAATTAGTGAAGATAAAAGACAACTACCATTTTTAACTCAATGCCCGAATGGATTAGAAGTGCATCCTTCAATTAAAATGAAGTTTGAAAATTATGGTAGTTCGTTGATCTGTGATAAACTCGAAGCAATGATGGTAACGTGGCGTGATTGAATTGCGCACAACTCATCGCTAAGTGTAATTGTTCATTTTACCCTTACTACCAAAGGCTTTTCCGTTCACAAAGAAACAGGGTTCACGCATTGTGAACAGAAAGTAAATGTGAACAGATTCGGAAGTAAAAAGGATAGGGCTTTGCAATTTGCAATTTGCGAATAACGAACAAAAATCAGTAAATTCACGGGGTAAATTTGTTCAATTTGAAACCGAAAAAGTGTAAAATATGCAAAAAGTCTTTCAATCAAATCAGACCACTACAACAGGTTTGCTCCTACCCGTGCGCTATTCAGTTAAGCCAAAAGAAGGAAAAGGAGAGATGGAAGAAAAGGAAAAAGGAATTAAAGGAGGAAGTGAAATCGCTGACAGATTGGAAGAAAGACCTGGAGAAGGAGATCAACAAAATAGTACGCATACTGGACAAGGGTCAGAATTGCGTTTCCTGTACTGGTAAGGTTGAAAATGCAGGGCATTACCATTCCGTCGGTAGTAATGATAGCTTAAGATTTCATCTTCATAACATACACGGTCAATGTGTTTACTGCAACAACCACAAAGGGGCAAATATTCATGAATACGATTTGGGATTAATCGAGCGGTACGGGAAGGAGTATTGGGAAGAAGTTAAGTTTAATTTGGTAAAATCGTATCCATTGGTTAAATTTACAAAGGAACAGATGAAGGAAGCGATCAAGGACGCACGGGTAATAGTTCGGGAGTTGGAAAAAATCAACATGGTTTACCCGAAATCTGCACGTCTAAAAATGCGGGATAAGCTAAATGAACGAATAGGACTTTATAATTAAAAACAACAATATGAAAAAACTCAACAAAAATGTATTGTATTTTTTCTTAGCCGTAAAAATGCATTTAAGTATTGTTTGGCGAAGGTGGCACGATTACGAAGATGAAGAAGGCAATTTGCAGAAAACCTATATTGATTGGTCAACAGCATGGACAGTAGCAAAAGGTGTATGGCTAACAGACGAATAGGATTGTACAACTAAACAGAAAACAATGACAAAGCAAGGAGCAATTAAAGCAATGAAAGCTGGTGCAAAGTTGAAGCACCCATCGTTTATGCAGCACGAATGGATTACTATGGAAGGTAATAGAACTATCATAACCGAAGAGGGCTATGCGATTAGTGATAAAGAATTTTGGGGATACAGAACTGGTGAATATTTTGAAACAGGTTGGTTTATTTGGGGTGCATTGAGCAGGGAAGCCCAACGAGAGGCGAAGGGTGAGGAAAGGGAAAGATGCGAGCATTGCAGTCATGAGTTACAAGAGGAAGATGAAGGTAGCTTCTGCACGAATCAAGAATGTTTGGATAAAAGGGTTGAGGAAACAGACAGCAATGGGCAAAGCGAACAGTTAAAATGCGAATGTGAAAATCCCTTGCCGAAACTAAATGCCATAGAACTTACACAAGTATTTGGAAGTAAGAACTGCCAGTACAGTATATTAGAAAATAAGATGCAACAATTATATGAGAACCAAGAAAAGATACTGGAGGCTATAAAGTTAGTTGGCAATTACCGATAACCCATCAACATAAAAAGCAAATGAAACAACAAACAGCAGCATTAACTATCTTTATCATCGAGGTGTTAATATTTGTTCCTCTATCAGTTCAAGAGGCTGCCCGGTACGCAGAGGTTAAGGAAACAACACCTAATACCTGGATTTGCTTAATAGGATTATCTATATTAGTAGGTCAATTTGAATGGTTAAGGAGGACATTAAAATGAGAATGGAAAACGAAACATACGAGGAATACAGGATCAGGCTAAAAAAAGAACAGGCAGAGTTAAAAAAAAGGAAGAAAGGTTTTACAGCATGGCATCCATCATTAGGAACAGCTACTAAAGATGACATTCAACAAGCTATTAACTTTTTTCATGAGAAGTATAAAACAAAAACCAATAACTAAACTATCATGAAGGGAAACAAAGATATTTCAAAATTATACTGGAATGCGTTCTTATCATGGAACGGTAAGCGTCAGGCGTTTGCAAAGCATGGTAGAAAGAAGCTAATGCGAATTTCGAGTTTTCAAGCTAACAGGTACTTTGACAAGTGGGCTAATATGCAGACGTTTAGCGACAATGACAAGCAAATAGTAAAAGAACATTTCCTAAGATAACCAACAACTAAACAGTAAATAATAGAACGTTGGATGGTTCTATTTGTGTTTTAGAACGTATGGCGGTACTTAACTAAACTTTTAGTTACCTTTATGCGTATGTTTGTTAAAATAAAAAAAATACATAATGACAATCAGTAAAACAAAAAACAGGTACAAAAGCAGACTTTCTTTTACTTTTAATTTAAGTAGAACACCCTACAATGATGCATTTTCCTATATGTACAGAGAGTCTCAGGGGATACTTAACCCGAATTATGGGTGGAGTTATATTACATATCCAGCAGATGAAAATGGCAATTACGAAGGAGATGTAAAAGTTAATTATTGGCGTAAGTGTAAGTAATGGCATACAACAAGGATAAGCTATATGAACAGGCAAAAAATGCAATAGAAGAGAATAATCTATTCTCTATCGAGGATATTGTTGCTTATATACCATGTAGTAAGCCTACTTTTTATGATTATTTCCCTTTAGACTCTGACGAACTTAACGACTTAAAGGATATGTTAGAGCGGAACAAGATTAAAACCAAGTCTGAGATTAGGGCTAAATTATCCAAGTCAGGGAAAGCATCAGAGCTACTGGCTCTTTATAGGCTAATAGCAACACCTGACGAGCATAAGAGGTTAAATCAGAGCTACATAGACCATAAGCATGATGTTGGTAAGGATACGATTAAGCAATTCGTAATAAAGGGTGCAAAAGGAAATAACACTAAATGATGTTTACTTACCTTATCTTGAAAATAAGGATAGGTACTTAATCCTTTACGGTTCTGCTGGTTCGGGCAAGTCTCACTTCGCTGCTCAAAAGATAATCTTTCGACTAACAACAGAGAACGGGCATAGGTTTTTATTAGTTAGGAAGGTGGCTAATACTTTGAGATCAAGTGTATTTCAATTACTTATAGATACCATACACGATTTTGGTATTTTCGATGAGTTCAATATTAACAAATCGGAAATGAGAATTACCCATGATGCAACGGGTAACGAGATATTGATGGGTGGATTGGATGATGTAGAGAAGTTAAAGAGTATCACAGGGGTTACGGGTGTATGGATAGAGGAGGCTACTGAATTAACATCTGATGACTTTGACCAGATAGATTTAAGGCTAAGAGGAGAGACAATTAATTACAAACAAATCTTACTAAGTTTTAACCCGATAGACGAGAGGCATTGGATTAAAGAGCGGTTCTTTGATAGCGAGGTAGACGGGTGTACGATAGTAAAGACAACATATAGGGATAATGAGTTTTTGGATGAGGAGTATAAGCGCACCTTAGAGTTAAAGAGCAAGGTTAACCCTAACTACTACCGTATCTATGTTTTGGGGGAATGGGGAAGGGGGGAAGTGGGTAGACCGTTTATCTACAATTTCAACAAGGATAAGCATACAGGCAAATTGGAAAGGGTAGAGGGGGTTCCTTTAAGGTTTTCGATAGACTTTAACGTTGATCCTTTCGTGTGCATTGTAGGGCAGATATGGACGGATAACAAAGGTCATCATGTTAGGGTATTAGACGAAATAGTGTTAAAGAATAAAGGTGTACAGGACATGATAGAGGTTATTAAATCCAGGTACACAATGGCAGATTTAATGACTTGCTTATGGACTGGCGATGCAACGCAAAAGAAACGAAGTATTGACACTAACATAGGCGGTAAGAACCTAAACGCATGGGAGCGGATAAGTACAGGTTTGAAGCTGGGTAGACGAATGCATACACCTAATGTCAATCCTCATGTTAATACAACGAGGGATTTATGTAACTATGCCTTTGCTTTGCATCCTGATTTAAAAGTAGACGATAATTGTAAGCTATTGATTAACGAAATACTGTACACGGAGGCAAACGATGATGGAGGGATAAATAAGAAAAGTAGGGCGAAGGAGGAGCAGAGGGCTGATGCGCTCGATTGTTTTGTGGGTGATACGTTAGTTATGACAAGTGGAGGTAATAGGCAGATACGTGATGTAGAGTTGGGTGATATGGTTTTAACAAGAGAAGGTTATAGACCAGTTACAGATAAGTGGGATAGTGTTGCGGACGTTTACGAGTTTACGATGTCTGATGGCAGTAAAGTTATGTGTACACCTGACCATAAGTTCTATGCTCATGGGGTTGGATATACTAAGATATTTAGTATATTTGAGGAAGGTTTAGAGATATGCAAGAATACATCATATACAGAGGGATTAGATGGAGGAAACATCCAAAGCAAAGGTATTACTACTGTTCAAGAGTTGCCAATGGCAGAAGTTCAAGAAGCCTCCACAGGCAAGTATGGATTGACCATTTTGGAGAGATACCTAATGGATACCACATACACCACAAAGACAATAACCCATGCAACAATGACATCTCTAATCTTGAATGTATTACTGCACAGGCTCATGGCAAATTACATAGCGGTGATAGACCGATTGAAGAACTTAGGGAGTTGGCTAAGGTCGGGAGGGAATATGCTAAGGCGTGGCACGGTTCTAAGGAAGGGATTGAGTGGCACAAACAACACGCTAAAAACATTGGCTTTGGGCATTTTGAATATGGGGTTGCCAATTGTAAGGTATGTAGTAAGGAGTTTACAAAGGGCAATAAAGTGGCAAAGTTCTGCTCTAATAATTGCAAATCAGCGTACAGAAGGAATAGCGGAGTTGACAACGAGCAAAGGGTATGCAAAAACTGCGGGGGTTCTTTCACCACAAACAAGTATTCGAGAAAATCCAACTGCTCCCGCTCATGTGCTGTTAAGGGTAGAAAAAGCAAGGCACATAGGTAAGATGCGGGTGTATGACATAACCGTTGCGGATACTCATGAGTTTTACGCTAATGGTATATTGGTTCATAATTGCCTACGCTATTTTCTGAGCACCTGGTGTGGAGACATGATTAGGCATCCAAAAAAATACGGTATTGTTTAGTATATTTGCAGAATGTATTGTAGTAACTGTTTTCGGGCTTGTGGTATAGTATCTTGCTATACTAATTTGTATGTTGGAAAGGTTAGTTTAACCAACTCATCTGTTCAGGTAGTTATTCAGAACATAGGGAGTGGTAGGAGTGTTGTAGAGAATGTTACTACCGATGGTGATGGGATAGTGTTGTTGAGTGCGGGAACATGGAGGAAGTTTTTAACGGGTTCATCTACTTACAAATTACAGGTCTTAGCCGCTGGTGTTAACTTAGACATTCAGATGTATTTAACGGCTACTACCTTTGACGATGGCGATTACAACTGCATAACGTTTGATACTTACTCATGGAGGGATAGTTCAGGCGATATGTATGTATACGCAAATCAGTACCTTTTCAAATCACAGTAATGTTATATTATTCTTTTTACTACTTAACTAAACACAATGGACGCAAAAGAACTAAGAATTGGGAACTGGGTAAGAGCAAAAAGCCCTGAAAAAAAAGAGTGGGTGGATCGACATAAAATATCAGCGAATACAATATATTCAATGGAATATCCAACAGCAATGGATTTTGTAAAACCTGATATGGAGCCCATACCAATAACTGAGGAATGGTTGTTGGATTTTGGGTTTGAGAAGAAAGGTGACTATTATGAAAGATGGTCAGGTGATTTGTTATATAGTTATGAGGATGGTTGGGGTTTAACTTTTGGGCAAGGGATGGGGTTTTCATTTGAAATAAAATGCGATTATGTTCACCAATTACAAAACCTTTACTTTGCCTTAACAGGTGAGGAATTAGAACTTAAAAAATGATAGAACTAATTTTATTGATTACCCTATTTACTCGTGGTCTTTATTATTCGGGTAGTGAAGGGTATATCTTTGAAGGATTGAGACGGTGGGTAGGTAAGCGTATATTTGGGCTATCGGAACATTACAACGAGGGGTACTCGTATCATGGAGATGCTACGAACCTATTTAAACCTATTTGGGGCTGCTCTCATTGCATGAATAGCTTTTGGGGTGTACTTATATGTCTTTGGGCGGGTTCGTCTGTTATAGAGGCTGTAATAGCTATCTGTTGTTCTGTTGGGTTATCCTTTATGTTAGAAAAATTAACAAATGAGTTTGATTAAGTTGTTATGTCGTATTCCTTTTATTCGGGAGAGTGTATTGAAGTACGCATTCGAGGTGAAGTATGGGGATAGCAAAGATGAGGCGAAGTTAACATACAGATTTACGACAAGTGACGGCAGTAAATATTTCACATACGTTAAGCCTGACTTCATCCCTATTACGAGGTGGAACGAAATAGAGGTACGGTTAATGGAGATGAGCAGCAGGATCAATAGGGAGACGTTACAGGAGTTTAGTAAGCTAACAAGGGTAGCAGCAGAGAAGAAAGACTTAATAACGGTGGCGAGGTTGCAGGGTGAGTTAGAAGATAGGATAGAGTTGCTGTATGACCCTCACGCATTGATAAGATTAATTTGTGCTACTTATATCAGGGAAGACCAGACAAGGAGTGCGGGTATTTGGAATGATGAAATAGAGAACGATAAATTTGAGCAGATCAAGAAAGACCTAATGAGCGGTAGTTTGTCTTTTTTTTTAATCAGTCAGGACTTAGAGAGGTTTTTAGCATTTTCGACTACATCGGATTCAGACTTAAAGATGTTCGAGAAAAAGCTGCTGAACAATCAAATAAAGCAGGTGGAGAAGTTCGATCACCTGGTGTCAAGATTGAAGGACGAAATTTCAAAGCAAGGATAGCAACACGGATTTACGACAAGGATAAGGAGTTGAGTTTGTTAAGTGGTGGTGTTCCTTCTGAATATGAGGCATTAAGGACGGGGGATGTGGGTATGTATATTGCGAGTGTGATAGGTTTTTACAATTCTTAACATTTATTTAACACAAAATACTACCTACTTATTGGGTGGTGTTGTAGTTTAGCATCATAATCAAAAACAAAACAATGAGCAGGAAAAGCTATTACAAAAAGGTAGAAAAGCATTCACAAAAGAAAGAGCATCCCGATACCTTTGTAGTCGGCATTCGGGTAGGATATGATTACCATGATTTGTACCGAAGCATGACAATTGATGAACGAAGCGGATTAAAGAGTGCTATACAATCGTATCTAAAATCATTGGCTAAGTGATAATTACTACAACTAATAAACAAAAACAATGAAACAAGAAGACGTAAAAAAAGGATTAAGGGTTAAGGTGGTTAAAGTTGACCATGAAGACCAAATAGTAGGTATAAAGCTCGGTGATATGGGAACGGTTTTAGAAGACAAAAACGATGAACCTTTTGTCAGAATGGACAAATATAATTCTGATTTTTCGGATGCTATGTGTCTTTGTGAATACGGTCACGGCAAGGCTTTCCCTAGTATACGTATCGGACCACTCAACGAACTTGAAGACCTTAAACAAAAGCGTAAAGAACTTGACAAACAACAGGAAGAGCTTGACAAACAAATTAAAGAACTGGAAAGCAAAAGCAATCCTGTTGAGTTGGAGGTATGGGGTAAAGGCAGTTACATTTCATTAGCAGGAGATGAAGATACTTTTCCTGCATACGTTTATGTAGAAAACACCCGACTTAATGTTGGCACTAAATTCCGAGCCGAACTTAAAGAAGAGGACGGCAAGCAGTATATTCAATTTTTCATAAAGTAATTTGTATTGGTGATTTTGGTTAGCCCTCGTCTAATAGATGGGGGTTTTTTGTATATTTGCAGTAATGGCTCAGAGTGTAGAGAAAATCCTGTTAGAATTTGATGCTGATATAAAGGCGTTAAAGTCCGATTTAGATAAAGCTAAAAAGCAACTTGGCGAAGTTGAAACAAAAGGTAAGTCTACGTCATCCTTACTAACCAAGTCTTTTAAAACTGTTGGCGGTGCTATTGCTGCTGCATTCAGCGTTCAGGTGCTGATCCAGTTCACTAAAAAAGCTGTGGAACTTTACGACATACAAGCTAAGGCAGAGGCCGGGTTATTACAGGCATTGAAGGGTAGGAAAGATGTGCAGCAAAGGCTAATAAAGCAGGCAAGCGAATTGCAGAAGGTCACGTTATTTGGTGATGAGGAGACAATACAGGCACAAGCTATGTTAGCTAAGTTTGGTATGACTGAGACCGCTATTAAGCGGTTAATACCTTTAATCCAGGATTACGCAACTATATCAGGTCAGGATTTGGTAAGTGCTGCGGACATGGTAGCCCGTTCTGTTGGTACCTCTACAAATGCACTAACGAGGTACGGCATTGAGATAGAGGGAGCGGTTGGCAGTTCTGAAAGGTTAGATAGTGCTGTTGAGTCTTTGACAAATCAATTTGCTGGTCAGGCGGAGGTTGCTGCAAAGGCTGGTGCGGGTGCTATACAGCAGTTTCAAAATACATGGGGAGACTTTGCAGAGACGATAGGCGCAAAGGTTGTTCCTGTATTGGAAAAGGTTATAAGAGGTTTCCTTTTTGTTGGCAGGCAGTTATCTACTGTTACGGAAGATTTTAGTGAAAACACAGAGGCGCAATTACAAAACCTTGATGCATCTGTCAAGGAGACTAATCAGTTACAATCCCTTATTGATAGATACGATGAGTTGAGTAATAAGACTGATAAAAACTCAGATTATAGGGCAGAGCTTAATAGGATTATGATTGAGATGCAGGCACAGTTCGGTGAAAACGTTATACAGATAAATAGCGAGACGGGTGCTTTGCAGATAAATAGGGCAGAGATTATAAAGCAGATGAAAGTTAGGGCAAATGCTAATAGTGCATTAGCACAGGAGCTTTTGCAAAAACGGACTAACTTAGAATTGACTATTGCTCAATCTAAGGCGCTTTTTGATTTGTACTGGGAACAGGGTAGACTTAATGAATTAAAGGGTCAGGAGTTAATGG